ACAAAGGTTTAGCATCGCCGTCACAACAGCGTCATGACGCCGTCATGCAAGAAGAGAAGAGAATAGAAGAGATTAGAACAGATAAGACTAGAACAGATAAACCCTTAGCGCGAAAAAGCCCGCTTGATAATGGCTTCGATGAGTTTTGGAATGCTTACCCGAAAAAGGTTGGCATTACAGCAGCCAGAAATAGCTGGAATAAACTAAAGCCATCTGTTGACGATGTATTGTCAGCCCTGAAGTGGCAGTCAGTGAGCGACCAGTGGATTAGAAGCAACGGACAATTCATACCGAACCCAGCAACCTATCTTAATCAAGGGCGCTTTAAAGATGAACCAGTTAGAGAGGAGTTACCATTTTGATTTATCCTGATGATGCAAAAGATTTTTCTTCAATTATGGATGCCACTTGGCAGTCAATCGGAAGAAACACGGTAGACAAGGCGACTAAGCAGTATTGGTTCGGCAAGCTACAACACCTAGCGCTTGGTGATGTTGCAAACGCATTTGACAAGTACATTATGTCAGGGAGAGATAAGCCGCCACAGCTAACCGATATTCTGCACGCTGTTAAGCCTGTGGAGTTTTACAAGGCACTGCCCAACCACCATGACCCAGAGATTCGCAAGGAGGGCGTAGAGAAGGTTAATACTATGATTGCCGACCGTGCAAATACCGAACGAAATTACAAGGCATGGGCTGACAAGATTGTTGCAAATCCTGACCGCTCTTCTTACATTGCGGTACGCTACGCGAAAGAAGCTTTAAGGGTATAGCTTTTCTTAAGACAAGGTATATAATAAAGGATATAAGATGGTTAAGTGGTTACTGAGATTAATTCGCAAGAAAACAAAAGATGATTTAGACTGGACTCAATATGGATGCTAACAAGAGATTTCTATTTGTAATTACACCAAAGGCTAACCAGATGCTCGAGACGGCTCACAAGGGGCTAGAGATGTCACGCGCAGCTATTATTAACAACGCACTAAAGTATTACCTGAAAGACTATGAAGCTAACGCTACCGTACCCACCATCAGTTAACACTTATTACCGTGCAAACCAAAATCGGAGATTCATCAGCAAGGCGGGAGTTTTATTTAAGCAGGCTGTCAGGGAATATATCTCTGGTGGCAACCTGCCTAGCTTTGGCACTAATAGGCTCGCTGTGGATATTGTTGTTTGCCCTCGTTCTAAGCGTAGATTTGACCTTGATAATCTTCTTAAAGCTGTTCTCGATTCCATGCAGGATGCTGGATTATATGAAGACGATGAGCAAGTGGATGAGCTAAAGATTGTGCGCGGTAAGCCGTGTAAGGGCGGTGCTTGCATCGTTGAGATTAAAGAAATAGACACATCTAATTTAACTAATTAAATCAAATACTTATTGTTATGATGACACATCAACCATTTAATTTATCAAAATCAAACTTACCTGTGCTTGTAGAGAAGCTAAAGGGATTGATTGAGTCGGGTGGTAACTGGCAGGTGCTGATTAAAGAGCGCAGTCACAGCCGTAGTATTGAGCAAAACGCGCGGCTATGGGAATTGTACTCAAGCATCGGTGATTTCTTAGGCTACACAGCCAGCGATATGCACGACCTGATGGGATATAAATTTCTGCTTACTGAAAAGATTATACGGCGGGCGAAAATAACTAAAGTTATCAGCACGACCAAGTTGACTGTTCCACAAATGGCTGACTACCAGTTAAAAATAGAAGCATTGGCTAGTAGCTACGGATGGAGCTGGTGATGGTTAATACATTTAAGCGAGACTTAGAGCGTGGCGTTGAGGTTGAGCGCATGGTGTTAGAGATTATCCGCAAGAAGAATCCATGTGCCACACTGGTTGATGCGTTTAAAGGTTACGACATTTGGATACCAGAGCTGCACAAATCAGTTGAAGTTAAGTACGATGAGATGTCAGCGAAGACGGGTAACATCTGCATAGAGATTGAGTTTAACCAGAAGGCATCCGCGCTGCTAACAACAACAGCAGACTGGTGGGTTATTTATGATGGCGAGAAATATATGCGCTTCACCCCAATGCAGATTATTCAATGTATCTTTATGAACCATCTTAGATACGCAGAGTTTATCGGTGCTGGTGATAATAAATCTAAGAAACTATTTTTAATTAAGAAGGATGTGCTGTATCCATACGGCGTAGAGATAAATGCCAATTAAATTAACAAAGACTGAGACTATCGTTTTTAACGAGGCTATGATGGGAGGCAGCACCAAGCAGATTGGTAACGCTCTTGGATTTCATCACAAGCAGGCGACAAGGCATCTGGGAAACATATACCGCAAGAAGAATGTGCTAAACAGGACTGAGCTGATGGCTCAAGAAATTATGCGTGTGAACAACAGGGTGCGTGAACTGGAGCAACGCTTCGATGACATTGCCCACTATTAAAGAGTTCCTTTCAGCTTGTGGAGAGGCTGGTCTGGATGGCGAGTTCACAACGACCAGCAACGGCGCAAAGTACACGGGCAGTGTTGTGGTTAATGCAGACGGCTCTTACGCAGTTAAGGCTCGTAAAGTTGCAACTGTTGAAGAGAGTAGGAACAAGGTTAAGGAGTTTATGCGTGGCAACAAAGGCTGAAAAAAAACACTACGCAAGGCTAGCAGAGCTTGGTTGCATCGCCTGCCATGTGCTTGGATATGGGTGTAGTCCATGCGAAATACACCACATAAGAACTGGAACGGGAATGGCACAGAAGAGTCACTGGAGCAAAGCTGTGGGACTATGCGCCAACCATCACAGGAACGGCGGACACGGCGTTGCTATCCACGCAGGAATACAGGCATTTGAGAAAACGATAGGCATGACGGAAGTTGAGCTGATAGCCAAGAGTTGGGACTTATTGAATTGATAGTTACTTTGTGTTATATTCACAGTTGTTGCAGGCGAGACTAATTACCTTGTCTGCGATTTGGGGTTAAGCGAGATGGCTACTGTCTTAGCGTTGAATACTAGTTACAACAGAACCCTGAGCTGGTTCTCCCAAGAAAAGCTCCTTACTTAACAAAGGAATATTATGCGTGATTTAAATATGATTGCAGGCAAGATTTCCGACCTCTGGTCTGGCGGCAAGAATCGCCCAGCCAAGAACCCACCACAAACTCCAACAACAGACCAAAAGATTGATAAGAAGATGGCTAAGTTTGAGAAGAAACCTAAGAAATAAAATAACTAACACGGAGTCACCAACCCTATTGGGAGTGAACAAAAATGGCAACAACGGCACGATTAAATAGAAGGCACTCTCAGATGGTGAGAGATAAAATACAGGCAACCGTCTTAATACAATTGCTTCAGAGCTATGCTCTGGGTGAGATTGAAGATATTGCTAACGGCAGAATGAAGGCTATAGAGATACTGTTAAAGAAATCAGTACCTGACCTTCAGAGCATTGAGCTTACTGGAGATGAAGACAACCCGCTGGTAACAAGAGTGATTACTGGAGTGGCGCGTGACAAACCAGTTGATTGAAATAGGGGATGAGTTAGAGCCAGAAGAATTAGAGTTAGATTTAGGCTACAGACCAAGAGACCCGCAGCTACTGATACATGATGCTGCAATTAAGAACAGATTTACAGTTGTTGTTGCACATAGACGGATGGGTAAGACGGTATCAGCTATCATTCACCTAATAGATGCAGCACTTAATAACGAACAAAAAGACCCACGTTACGCTTACATTGCACCAACGTATGCACAAGCTAAACGGGTAGCATTTGATTATTTGTGTGATTACACAAGACCGCTTGGAGCTAAGATTAATATTTCCGAGCTAACGTCCGACTTTATGGGCAGACGCATTAGTTTGTATGGTTCAGATAATCCCGACAGCTTACGCGGACAGTATTTTGACGGTGTGATATTAGACGAGGTAGGCGACCAGAATCCAAAAATATGGACTACGATATTAAGACCAGCGCTGGCTGACCGACTAGGTTGGTGCTTATTTATTGGAACACCAAAGGGTAACAACCACTTTGCTAGCTTCAAAGAAAGAGCGCTAAAAGGGGATGGCTGGAAGTTCTTAGAGTTCAAGGCTAGCGAGACTAGCATACTAGACGCAGCAGAATTGGCTGACGCTAAAGCTGAGATGGGTGAAGATGAGTACAATCAAGAGTTTGAGTGTTCTTTTGATGCTCCAATTCAGGGTTCATACTACGGAAAGTTATTAAACGAGGCTGATGACGATAACAGAGTTACCACGATACCAAGAGATGAGATTGCAAGACTTGTCTGCTCATGGGATTTGGGTATAAGTGATTCAACCTGTATCTGGGTAGCGCAAGTGGTTGGTAAAGAGATACAGCTTATAGATGCAATAGAGAATCATGGCGTAGGATTAGATTATTACGTTAGCTGGCTGCGAGAAAAAGGTTACGACAAGGCGCAGCAGATTCTGCCTCATGATGTTAATGTGAGAGAGCTGTCGACAGGTAAGAGTCGTAAAGAAGTGCTGATGGATGCGGGACTAGAGATTCATGTTGCACCAAAGCTATCTGTTGCGGATGGCATCCAAGCCGTAAGGCGTATGCTGCCAAGATGCTGGTTTGACAAAGAAGGAACGAAAGAAGGACTGTCTGCAATCCGTAATTATCGTAGACAGTTTGATGAGAAACGAAACGTGTTCTTTGATACACCACTGCATGACTGGGCATCACATTACGCAGATTCGTTTAGATACTTAGCTATTGGATTGAACGAGGTTGACCCCGACTGGAGTAAACCGATGAATGTTAATAAAAACTGGGTGGTATAAATATGGCTGAACTGTCAGAACAAGAGTTATTAAACCAATGCATTACTGAGATTGATAATGCTATCGGCTATATTGAGTCAGAAACAGTGGCTGACAGAGCAATGGCTATGGACTACTATCTACGCAAGCCATACGGCAACGAGGTTGATGGACAGTCTGCGGTGGTTACTGGTGAGACAGCAGAAGTAGTTGATGGCGCACTCCCGCAGCTAATGCGCGTATTTACAGACAACGAAGATGCTGTACAGTTTGAGCCGAATAAAGATGGTGATGAGCCGTTTGCTGAACAGGCTAGCGACATGGCTAACTGGGTATTCAATAAAGACAATGACGGCTTCTTAATCATGCACAACTGGTTCAAAGATGCTTTGTTGCAAAAGGTTGGTATCGTTAAAGCTTACTGGTCAGAGAAAAAAGACATCACAAAAGAGAAGTACAAGAACTTATCTGACGATGAGCTATCAATGCTAATGATGAATGGTGAGTTTGAGATTACCCGTCAGAAAACAAACGTAGTTATTGATGAAATGGGTATGTCACTAAATACACATGACGTAACTATTGAGCGTGTTGATGACAACAGCCGCGTTAAAATTGAAAACGTACCACCAGAAGAATTCTTAATATCAAAGATAGCTACAACAATTGCTGACTCACCATTCATTGCGCATCGCAGAATGATTGACCGAGGCGACTTAATTGCAATGGGCTTCAGTAAAGAAGAAGTAGAAGAAATCCCAGCAGGCGATAGACTTGAGTACAGTCCAGAGCGTTTAGCTCGATACGAGCGTGATGAGCTGCCCGACTATCATTTGTCAAATGAGGTTGAGATATTTGAGTGCTACATTAAGACAGCAATTAGTGATGATAATGGGCTTCTTGAAACTCGCAAGGTAATGATTGCTGGTCAAAAGATATTGTCTAACGAAGAGTGCGACTATGTACCGTTCCACTCTGTATGCCCAATACCTACTCCACACCTGTTCTTTGGTCAGTCACTCGCTGACCGCGCAATGGATATTCAGTTAGAGAAATCTACTATCCTACGCCAGATGCTAAACAACCTGTACTTAACAAACAATGCTCGTGTTACGGCAGTAGAGGGTCAGGTTAATTTAGATGACCTGCTAACTTCTACAGCGGGTGGTGTTATTCGTGTTAAAAGTAACGGTGCGGTGAATCAGTTGAATGTACAATCAACGGCAGGTCAATCGTTCCCAATGTTTGAATACTTGGATGGCGTACTTGCTAAACGTACAGGCGTTTCAGATATGCAGCAGGGCTTAGACCCTAACGTACTACAGAACGTGTCAGCAACAGCAGTCGCAGCAATGACTAGACAGAGTGAGGGTAAGCTAGAGCTAGTGGCTCGTATCTTTGCAGAGACGGGCGTGAAGAGCTTATTTCGAGGCATCCTACACTTACTATGCAAATACCAAGAGAAAGAGCGTACGGTGCGTTTACGTGGTAAATGGGTTACTTTTGACCCTCGTGAATGGTCTAACCTGTATGATGTAAGTATTAATGTTGGTTTGGGTAACGGTAACCGCCAAGAACAAATTACGATGCTCCAAATGATTCTTGCAAAACAAGAAGAACTCATCGGCAAGTATGGCGTAAACAACCCACTTGTTACACCAACACAGTATCGCGAAACTTTAGGTAAGATGATTAAGATGGCTGGCTTTAAGGATACTTCTGCATACCTTAACGAAGTCACTCCAGAGCTAGAGCAACAAATTATGCAGATGGCATCACAGCCACAATTAGACCCAACAAGCGAAGCTGCTAAGATGTACGCAGAGGTTGAGAAGGCTAAGGCTGAGTTAAGAGCGCAAACAGATAACGCTAAGAACGAGATTGATAGAGAGAAGAATCAATTAGAGGCGCAGCGTAAGAGCTTAGAGCTTCAGCAGAAGGCTACTAAAGACGAGGCAGACCTTAAGATTCAAGAAGCTAAGTTGGCTCTGCAAGCAATTGACCTAGAGATTAAGAAGAACGCATCAGAGTCAAACACACAAACAAATCAGATGGCTACTGTGATGAGGTCAATCAAGGAGCTACAAGATTTGGTTAATTCTGGAATGAACGGGTAAGGGAGTAGTTATGTCACTATTACAAGACTCAACTGGGTATTACTTAGAGCCAACAACTGGGCAGTATTACGAACAAGCACCAGTTCCTGCTCAATCTTACAATCCTATGGGGTTTATGGGTGGTGGCTATATGGGCATGGGAGGCTATCAAGCACAGCCTAATTACGGAATGGGTTCATACTCATCAACACCAACCCAGCCTGACACAACACAATACTTAATGTCTGATGGTATGCGTTACAAGCCATTTACAGGAAGCTCTGACGGAATTAGTGCAGGCATTCGCTCTATGGTTGATGCTTCTATGTCTGGCAAAACGCCTTACGAGTATGACGTTCCATCTCTGGCTGAGATGTTTCCGTCTAGCCCAGCACCTATGGACGGTGGTTACGGCACAGGTGGCGGCGCTGGTAGGTTCTTGGGTGGTTTGTTAG